TTTATTTAATGTAGCCGTACTCTGATTTTGTAGGGGTGCTAGTACTGTAAACGTGTCTATAACCTCCTCTAGTCCCTTTACTATATCTGCGTAACCAGTCCCTGAAGACCTGTTATTTTCTCTGTTAATCCAGTTGTTGTACTGATAAAAGTAGTCCTCAAACAAGTCCATCTGGGCCTGTAGGCAGTATAAGTTAAAGTCTTGGGGAGATAGATATCCGTAATTGTTTTTATTGAGTACAGCTAACACTGTATTTCTCACAGAATTTATCATCGATATTCTTTTTTACAAAGATAACAAAAAAAAAGAGGCCTAATTTTTTAAGCCTCTCTCTCTTTCTGTTTAGTTAACGCTACTATGCATTAACAATACTCGTCACTGCCTTTGGTAGAACCATCTCGAAGTACGGCTTCTGCCAAGAAGTTGCAAGGGCTACTTCAATTGAGTTAACAATTGCTGAATAAACATCATGAGCTACTTGAGCTGCTGTAGTAACAGTAGTAGTAGTCCCATCTGCGTAGTCAATAGTAACTGTTGTTGCAGTTGCAGTTGCAGTAGCTACAGCCTTAATCTCTGAAAGGCTTATTAGCTGTCCTGTAATTGGAGCATTTGTAATCTTTAAAAACTTTACCATGATAAAAATTTAATGGGTTAATAATAGTCACAAATATAACTGTTATTAACTATTGCTACTTAAGCGTTTCTTTAGGAGCTTGTAAGTCTCAATGCCATCATCTGTCTGGAACAATGAAGCCACAATGTAGTACGGGTCTTCACCAAACGGAACGGTTAGTAACTTAGTTTTATTCTTTGGTAAGTTAAAGTAAACGTCTTTACCTGAGTTCCTAAACGACAGGTAAGAGTTATTAAAGAACTGAACAACATCATTGGTCAGGTCTAGCATAGGATCGTTTATGGTCTCCATAAAGTCATGTGGACTGTTTCTTGCATATACAAGTACATCCCTCTTGATCTCAGCGGTAGACATCTTGTCAACCGAAACCCCGATCAATACCCTTGCCACAGCCAATAACTTATCGCCCTTTAATTCCTTTGCAACAATCATTGCATCAACAGCCTTCTCTACCATCTCCAGCTCCTTGGACGCATCCCTTGACTTATCTACAACCTCATACACCCTCCCATTAGACGGGTGGTAGTGTAAGAACTGCTGTAGTACTTGGTTTTGTTTAGGTACGAATAGCATGCCATCCTCGAATACGATAGGCTCTAGTATAGCGTTACCATCCTGCTCGTCCTCGAACGGACTCTTTTGGTTTCTCGCATACCTCAGTGGCCTGTTAAGTCCCTTGCCCTCATCGAAGTGTAACAAAGGTGATCTCCTAGAGTGCCTTGATGACAGCATATAGCTGAGTGGCGCACGGTCTTGTTTTAGCCTGTAAGTTTTGTCTACAAACTTTTGTGTTTTTTTCATTTGATATAATTTAATTTAGAATTAAAAAAGGGGAGACTGTTACATCTCCCCTAACATTACTACTTATTATGCATCTTGGAATAAGAAGAAGTTGTTTGCGCCTAATACACAAACTGCTCTCTCTGTCAAGAAGTTTACCTCCATAGCATCCAAAGAAGATGTCCTTGCTCCACCAGCTGAACCAGTGATCCAAGTTTTATAACGTCTGTCTTCAGTCTCAGAAGCTCTGTAACGAACGTGTAAGAAAGGACGCTTTGCATTCTTTCCTAGTACCTGGTCGTATACTGTAGTCGAACCAGCAGGAACTAACATTCCGTTGATCGCACCGCCTACAAGACCACCTCTCATTGTTGGGTCGTTAAGATACTTCCAGTCAGACTTATAGAAGTCATAGCCTCTCCTGAATCCTGAGAACCCAAGATTTAAAGCCATCTCCTCGTCATTGTCAAACAGTCCATATGAAGTACCACCAGCCCCGTAAGAGTTCTGAGCAGCTAACATGTCGTCCATATCAAACGAGAAGTTTCTGTTCACGAAGAGAACGTTCTCCTCGATTGCTCCCTGCTTGTCTAGCCTCTGTATAATAGAATCAAACTCAGCAAGCGTTGTTGGATTACCTCCACCAAACACGTTACCTCTCTGACCCACTACGTAGAACACACCCTCTGAACCGTTAAGGTTAGCTGCTGATAATCCAGCTCCAGTACCTTGGAAGAAGTCTCCTGCCCCAGAAGCAGCCTCTGCAGGCACGGCCTCAATCATTGCAGTCTCCATGTAGTCCTCGAAACGTAGTCTCGTGTCATGCTCAGACTTTAGATACCAAAGGTATCCGCTTACTCCGTCCTCGCCTGATACCTCGATCCATCCAATCTGAGCCATGTCAGAACCAGAGACAGCATACTTGTCCTTGATAATTATTGGCTTGTTGTCAAAGATTAGGTCGTCAGACTCGTTAGATCCTACCATCCCCTCAGTTCCCTTGTTGAACTCAGACCCGTAGATAAATATATCACAAGCTACTGCCGCTGCCATTGTCTGTCCACCTGCCTCGTAGTAGGCTATTGTTACCGTGTTTGGTGCGCCAGCTGTAGGAGCTACTGTAATCACACCCTTGTTAGTTAGGTTAGATCCAGGTGTCTTGTCGGATATCATTACCGTCTGTCCAACCCTCAATGATGCTGTATTGCTTCCAGCTAGGGCAGGGTTAAAGTTACTGATGTTGTTAGGAATAGTCCACACCCCATTTAAAGCTGCAGCTGCAGCACCTGATGTACAGTTTTGGTACTTTACGTGTAGTCTTCCCTGCTCTGCCCACTTGATAAGGTCAGAGTTAGAAGGCATCTCTGCTCCCACTAGTCTTAGGAAAGATGATACACTTCTATTTCCATATCTCTCAAACTCTTTCTCGTAAGTATCGGGTAGATACTGATTCAAGAAATCAAAGTTTGTGATATAGTTACTTTCCAACGGCACTTGCTGTGCTGATGGCTGCAGGTCGAAACCTGGCGTTGCATTTACTGCCATAATTTTTTACTTTTTTTTGTTAATTATTTTTTTAAACTTCTAATTTTGAGTCCCTTCCCACTGCTTGTGTCTCCAACAGAACGAATTTTCAAACCATCTTTTGATGAGAGCTGAGGTGACTTACGTATATCCATGTTTATGTTCTTGGACTTACGTGTAACATCATCAACCGCTGCTGCAACACCTTGTTCATAAAAGAACTGAGCAAACTTCTCTGGATTCATAGCAACCGATAAGGCCCTGTGGTAATCCTTTGTCTCGCTCAGTAAACCCTCCTTGTCTACAAACTTGTTTATAAAGTTGTTTACGTCAGACTGTTTGTTATACAGCTCTTCTGCTGTACCTGGTTTGTAATTAATCTTCTTTTCACCGACCTCAAATTCAAAACCTTTGAACTCGTTGTTAAACACTTCCTTAGTGCGGTTTAAGAAGTAATCATATCGCTTCTGATTTTGTTCAGCAACAGAATTAGATTCGTTTATATACTTATGATATGCACTTAAGTTTTCTTTCTGATCTTCAGATAACCCACCCCCACTTGACTCAAGAGGAATTTTATATTTATCTTTCTGTTCATTAAAAAACTTACGTGCTTTCGCAAGTTCTCTTTTCTTAGCCAGCTGTCTCTTCTTGATATCCTTGTCGTCATCAAGCTCATCATAGCCAAACTTATCATCCATCAAGTCCTCGATGTCTATCGCATCTAAACCCTCCTCATGAATAGCCATGTAGTCAGCTAGTATAGAGTCCTCGTCCATGCTATCGTAGTCCTTTTGTAGTTTATAAAAGTCCTCAATACCACGGCCAGTCTCTTTCTTATACTCAAAATACTTTAACACATCATCAGGCAACTGCTCGTTTGACTCTCTCGTCTCGAACAACTGATCAACTGAATCAATGTCCTTGTTGTACCTTTCCTTTATATACGACAGAACACTGTCGTCATCTATAGTAAGTGGCTCAGGTGTAACCTCTGGCTCACTAGATATAGTCTCTGGCTGATTAGAATTATCCCCTGCATCAGCAAAAGACTCTTCATGTTTCTTAAGTAACTGCTCCTCTATCTCAGCCTTTGATTTTTCTTGGTTTCCACCAACTTCTTTTACTTGTAAATTCATTTGATTTAATTTTGTACAAAGTTAATACATATTATATAATAATATTTTAGCCTACCTTGGGTTAAGCTCTTGAACGCCTTTTGCTTCATCTTTACTAAAAGTTGCTTTCTCGCCTAACTCTTTGCAAATTTTATTTGAAAGTTTGTTTGCTTGGCGAGGTGTGTTTCCTTTTTTTACATAAGAGTCGTATGCGTTCATACCCTCATCACACATCTTTTTATTGCTCTTAATTAAAAGTTTATCTGAATTTTTCATATGTTTAATTTTTACCTTGGGTTAAACTCAGCTAGATCAAAGCCATCTAAACTGTCCTCGTTGGACTCAAAGTTTATGGGTGGAAGGTTTCTCTTCCTCTGCTCAATCATCTTAGACTGCTGCGTGTTAGCCTGAGTAATCCTGTCAGACTTAGCCTTCTCCCTTGACTGCTCCCTCGTGTCTATCTGCTGCTGTTCTAAGCCCCTCATCTGCATCTGGTAGCCGAACTCAATCTCCATCAACTGAGCCTTTAGCTGTGCCTCGTTCTTTAGCTTCTCAATGTCCATAGCAACCTCTGCCTGCTTTATCTGCATCTTTGCCTGTGTCTCTGTCTGTATCCTCATCTGCTCCGCTTGAGACTGTGCCATTACTTGCTGCTGCTGCATCTGTGCCGCTGCTTGTTGCTGCTGTTGTATCTGCTGCTGCTCTGCCTCCTGCTTTCTTTTTCTCTTAACCTTTAGTAGCTGGTTAGCCATCTTTAGGTTATGTATCTCCCTGATGTCAATAGCGTCCTCAAGGTTAATGTCCCCCTTGGATAAGGCCATCTGTATGTTCTGCTCAAGCATAGCCTTCTGCTCCTCGTCTGGAGACATCTCTAGGAATATACCAAAGTCATACAAGTAGAAGTCCCTTAGGTCTTCTAACAGCCTTAGGTTGTACTTACCAATCTGCATAGCAAACTGATTCTTAAAGTTTGAGTACTCCAATATATCTGATGTCCTTATAACAATACCCTCAGCCAAACGCTTTGTTATGTACAAGCTGCTGTTTAGTATGTGCCTAGTTGCCGTGTTAGAGCTTAGTGCAGCGAGCTTCTGTACGCCAACCAACGCCTGTGGGTTAGGGCTTGAAGCATCCCTCGCCTCGTTCAATCCAGTAACCGTCCTAATCATATCCATGTAATGATTATAGTTACCTATCAGCATCTGTAGCTTACCTGAACCACTACTTGATGTAAGCTGCTGTATCGGCTGCCTTGCGTTATTAAACTCACCGTCTTGGGTGTAAGACCTACCAACAACAGAACCTGTCTGGAAGTATAGCCTCAGTGCATCCTCAGGGTT